CAGGTCGGTGACCAGATATACGGGGTTGCTGTAGTAGCTGATTGACCAGCGCGCGCCCACAACGGGAGGGTTGATCCAGGCCAGCGCGCCCCCCACCACGTTGAAGTCCACGCCCTCCACCAGATCCCCGCCCAAGGGCGCTGTACCGTCGGCGTCTGCCTGATAGGCGTGCATTACGCCGGTTGTGACGGGGGCCGTCAGGTCCAGCGTGCGCTCCACGATAGGGTAGCGCGTTGAGCTGGGGTCCTCGCCGCTGTAGGTGTGCGTCTCGCGGTAGAGCTGCACACTGTCGCCCAGGGTCACACGGTCGCCCAGGTTGAGACGGTGTTCGGGTAGCACGCTCAGACTAACCATACCGCTAGCCATTTCCCCGTATACCTTGAAGCGGTCGGGGTGCGTTGCGGCGCTGGTGATCACGCCCCTGATACCCTGCGAGCTGTGGAACAAGTAGCCTTTGCCCTCACAGCTGGGGCAGTCCACGCGGGCCTGCCGGGTGGTCCCCGTGTTGCTCCCCAGGTCTGCGTCTAGCACCAGCCCAAGGCCCACAGACTGCCGCGAACAGGGGCACTCACTGGACTGCTGCCACGTCAGCTCTAGCCCGTGCGTCCTCACCAGCTTGCGGAACTCTTCTGGCCGGAAGTCGACCCGAGGTAGCAGCTTGACGGGGAAGCGCGAGGGTAGGATCGGCATCAGATGATCGCGATATTCATCATGCGATAACGGGCTCGCAGAGCGGGCAACAGCGCGTCAGCCTGCTTTCGCAGCTCCAAAATTCTTGCGCCGAAGCCGGAATTTGTGGCGCTGGCCGTGGTGTTAATATTTTGGCTCAAGCCGTCCATGCTGGTGGAAATACTGGCGATTCCGGCCCCTACGATCAGGTCACCAGCCACCGCGAGCGGCATCATGGCCGCGATGATCGCGACTACCTGCTTAATGTCGTCGGGGATGCTGTCAGCGGTGAAAGTCACCGTGGCATCGCCGCCCGCTGGTGCCGTTGTGACCTCGACGGTGAAGCCGCCCAGGGACCGGCTTTTGAGTCGCAGGCCAGCCGCACCGTTGGCTACCGTCAGCGCGAGATCCGTCCGATATCGGTCGGCCATCGGCGCGTCAGTCGGGAACGTGTAGGTCGCTTCAGTCTGCCCCTCGGGGATCGTCAGCGTGTCCTGATAGCAGGTAAACCCGCACTCGTAGTCGAAGCTGAAGTAGCCGGGGATGTAGTCAACCGTCTGCATCACGTCGCCCGCGATGAACGGGATACCCGCACGGATGATGTAGCTCCCCAGGCTTTCCTCGGACGGGATGATGTGGAGCTGCCCATACATGGGCGCGACCAGCTGCACCCAGGACACGGGAAACTCGACGGCCGGGAATGACCCGTACCGCAGCCGCATGCCGGTCACCTTGCGGACGGGTCGCTCGTCCAGGCGGAAGGGCCACCATGCTTGGCGGTTGGGTGCGTAAATGTCGTGGCGTTCCTCAATCACGCTGAACTGGTCCAGCACGATCCCCAGCTCAGACTGCACGGTCGCAATCGCGTGGTTGATCGCCTGGGTGAACTGCGCGTCGGGGTAGGGGCTCCCGTCGTCCAGGGTCAAGTCCACGCCCAACAGGGTCGTATCCTTGAGCCACTGTGGCGTCAGAATCTCGGTGATCCTGCACTCGGGCACGGGAGCCCTCCAGATAGGGGCCACGCGGCCCGCAGGCCGCGCGGCTGGGTGGCGTTAGGCGAACGCCAGGATGGTGAGCACGTCGAGCGCCTGGACGTTGGGGGCAGCCCCGCCGCCGAACCCGATCAGAACGTCACCGTCCTGAATGTAGGCGGTGTCCGTCGCGCCCAGGGTCACACCCGCGCCGCTGGGGTTGGCCGCGAACGCCATGAAGCGGGTCACGGTGAACGGGAACGCGAACCGGCAAGTCGCCGTGCCTGCGATCATGGCCGCCGTGATCACGCGGGACGCGATGGCCATAGCGGGCGTCTCGTCGGCCACGCCGCCCAGGGTGTTGAGGTTGACGTTGCCCACGTCCCACACGTCGGCCGCTGCGGTCAGAGCCTCGGCCAGCAGCACGTTGGGGTTGCCCGCCAGGACCGACCCGCCGGGGGCGTCGGCCGCCTTGATCCGCAGCGCCGTACCGGCCCCGATGGCATCAGCCACGATCCGCTCGGTGCCGTTGGCCAGCGCGGGCAGGACGCCACCCGCCAGGAAGATGCTGGGGTGCTCGTTGTCGGTGACGCGCGCGTTGATGGCCAGCACGAGGTTGGCCAAGGTCAACGGCGCGGTGCCCCCGATGGCGACGGCGATGTAGGCGTCGTTCGTCACGTCGGCGGCGGGATCGCGGAACTCGTAGGTGTCCGCGCCGATGCTGATCGTGTCCGCGTTGGCGTTGATCGGGTTGGTGGCGAAGTTGAGCACGGCCACCGGCACGTTGCCGTGGGCGCGGCTGGCCGCCAAGGTGCGGAACGCCGTGGGCAGCCCCAGCGCCTTCAGGTTGGGGTCGGCCGCCTCGGCTCGCTCGGCCTTGTAGAGCGCATAGGGCTCACTCATGGTGATCCTCCAGCCCCCCGACTAGGGGGGCGCTTGGGTGGCCTACAGGCCCGCCGAGTTGACGCCAGCGTTCTTGAGAACCCAGGTCTTGGTTGGGACCTTGACGATGGGCGCGCCGAACAGCATCAGCATGAACGGCTTGGTGGTTTCCACCTCGGCCAGCGGCCGACGCATGTAGTCCAGCAGCTTCACCCACTCGAAGATCTGGGGGTCGTGCTTGATGGCCAGGATCTTGCTGGTGCCCGGCTTGTCGACGTTGTTGTCGACGATGGCCGTGCCGCCCGCGCCGCCGTAGACCACGGTCTGCATCAGCTCGGCGGTCGCATAGGTGCCGTCCTTGGCGCTGCGGAAGATGCGGTAGTAGGCGGGCAGGATCGCGGGAGCGCCCGCGATGGTGAACGTGACCTGATCCCCGGCGACCACGGCCACGCCAGCGGTCGTCAAGAACGCCGACACGCCCTTGGTGCCCACGGCCTCGATGAAGTAGGTGTAGGTCCCGGCGTCAGCCGCGTTGAACTGGCTCGCGCCAGCCGCACCCGCCGCGATGGCCACGCTCAGGGTCGGGGTCGTCGGGATGGTGTCGCCCACGCCGAAGTCGCGCGCGGCGGTCTTGGCGAGGTTGGTGGGGACCGGCCACTTGTTGTAGAGGAAGGGCGCGCTGACGATGGGAACCGGCCCGTAGGGGCTCATCACGCACAGCTCCTTGGCTCCCCAGGTCAGCTTGCTGCCGTCCTGAATGCTCAGCTGGTCGTGTCGCCCGTGGCTGACGGTCTGCCGGATCAGCTCGCTGTGGATGCGGGGCTCGACGTAGATCGCGTCCACGTCCCCGTAGTTGGGCGCTCCGTACAGCTCGCCCAGCATTTCCTGCAACAGATCGACGGTCGGCGCGGAGCCAGCCAAGTCGGTGACGTTGCTCGGCGCGTTGTCCTCGATCTGCTTGAAGATGCCGTCAAACGCGAGCGGGTTCACGTCGGAGTCGCCGTGGAAGATGGCGCGCTCGGTGCGCTGGAGCAACCGGATGGTGCCGCGCTCCGTCTCTTCGGCCAGCGCGTTGCGGTTGGCCCCGATGAGGCCCACCATCGTTGCCACGTCGGTGACCTCGCGCCGCTCCGCGAGATACTTGATCCGCACGCTCTTGCGCTCGTACTCGCTGCGGTTGGTGGCCGGGACGCTGCCCTCGGCGAAGAACGGGTCCAAGTCGGCCCCGTGCTCCTTCACCACGCTGTACTCGTGGAGCGTCTGGGTCACGTCCCGCTTCGGGATCCGCTTCCACAGGCTGAGCTGCTTCATGGTGTAGGTGGCGCTCGCGAGCACGCTCTCGATGCTCTGCGGCACCAGCGGGCTGAAGGTGCCCGTGTCGCCGGCGCTGGTGGTCGCGCCGGTCTGGTAGCCAACGCTGGCCGCCTTTCGCAACGCGGTGTTCAAGGCAACCAGATCCGCCACGGGGACGTTCTGGTTGTTGTTCGGGATGCTCATCATGATCTTGAATGTTCCTTCAGGGGCCTCCAGGCCCCGTCAACGACGCCGCAGCGCCAAGCTGATCAGGACAGATTGAAGTCGGACGCCACCTGCTGCGGGTGATGCCCGGCGTTCAGCCGGTTGATCGCGGTGTTGAGCTGACCGCGCCGCTGGCCGGTCGTCTCGTCGTTGGCCAGCTCGACCAGCGCCTTGTTGATCAGGTCAGGGGTGCCGGTCGGCGCGGGGGCCTCATCGGCGGGCGACGGCACGGGGCGCGCGCCGCTGAGCCCACGGGGGGCCTCGGGCACGTCCAGCGCCTTCGCGATGGCCTGGGACCCGTCGCCCAGCTCGGCCACGTCGTCCCGCAGCGCGCTCAGGTCGGCGCGATAGGCGCGCACTTCCTCGATCAGCGCAACCATGCCCTTCGCCATCGCGTCGTTCTGGGCGCGGAACTCGGCCAGCACGGCGTCAGCCCCCTGGGTGACGGCCTCCACAATGTCGGCCGCCTCATCCATGCTCTTGGCCAGATCCTCGTCACGGTCGGCGTGCTCTCGGTCGAACGCCTCCCGCAGATCGCCGAGCGCCTTGTTGAGCTGGTCGCCGCTGTCGGCATCCAAGTTGGCGAGCGCCTTGTTGATGGTGTCCTCGTCGGCCCCCGCGTCTCGGAGCGCCGCGATCATCGAATCACGGTCCATTGGTGTCTCCATCGGGGGTCGTCCCCGTCGTCATTGTCGGCGCGGTGCGCGCGACGGTCAAGCGTTCCTTGAGGTAGTCTACCGCAAGGTGTTGAAAACTCTACGGACGACCGACGCGCACTCGTCGTCAGTCAGCCGGGGGAACTGGCGGCGCAGCTCGGCCTCAAAGTCGGCCACAGCCGGGTTGCCGTCCAGGCTTTGCGGCACCAGCGGGCTAAAGCCCGCGTCCATGCCCGCCGCCGTCTGGTAGCCGACGGACAGCGCCTTACGCAGATCCATGCGGGCCTCGGGGTTGACCGGGTGCTCGCATACGCTGACGTTCATCACGCGCGCCTTGAGGATGCGCTTTGGGTCGGCCTTGTCCCGCTCCAGCACCTTGCCCTCAACGCTGAACCCGTAAGCGCGCTTTGCGCCACTTTTGCGCATGGCTTGGGCCGTCTCGTAGATTTCGCGGGCCTTGGGCTGGTGCAGGTACAGCAGGCCCTCCACGAGCGTCTGGTTGCCCTTGCGGATCACGCGCTCCGGCTCGCCCAGGATCAGCGGGGTGTGGTTGTAGTTGAGCAACCCGTGGTTCTGAAAGTAGCTCCAGTCCACGCCGTCCTGGGCCAGAATCTCCCCCTGGAAGTCCCGCGCCTCGGTGCTGATCACGCCCCCGATCTTGCCCATGCCGATGTTACCGAATCCCCCGTTGGGGTTGTCGGCCTTGACCAGCATTGGAGCCCAGGTCCGAAATTCGTCGCTCACGCCGTACCTCCTTGACGCCTGATCCTACCATCAGCGGACACGCTAAACCCAGGCGGGACCACGCGCGTATCACACCGGCAGTTAGGGTGAACCGGCCACGCGGTCGGTAACCAGTCGGCCGCCTTGCGCCCCACGTTGGTGCCGTTCACCAGCAGCTCACGCACGCTGAACACGCGCGGCCCGCCCTCACCGTCACGAAACAGGCGCAGACAATGGGGGCACGCGCCCGACTCAGTGACCCGCATCACGCGGCCCGCCTCGCCGTAGTCGTCAATGGCCTGCTCGACCATCCCCAGGTTGTGCGCGCCCTGTAGCTCGGTAGCCGCGATGCGCGACCAGTTGTGCGAGTAGTAGCCGGTCGCGTCTGCCAGATCGCGCGCTAGCTTCTCCTTGTCGCGGTCGGTGAGGATGCTGTGGGCCGTGCGCTCTCGGATGATGGCCTGCATGGTCGCGCGCTGATCCGGCTCAACCTCTTGCTCAATCCGCTCGCCGTCCCAGACCTCATAGACGGCGCTGCTCGCATCGTCGGCGTAGGTGTTGCCCAGGCCCCGGCAGTACGCGCCAGCCCGGCCGACGGCGTGCTTGTAGCTGGCCGCCTCGTGCGGCCCCATCCACGCGGGCGCGCCGTCAGGCTCCACCACGGGGGCGGGGGGCTCGGGCAAGCTGGTGCCCACCTCGATGCGCCCCCCCAGCTCCAGACCCATCTGAACAGGGGCCTCTGCCAGCTCGCGCGCCATGTGAGGGTCCCAATCCCCCAGCGACCACTCGCGCGCGGCTAGCGCGTCGTCCTCGCCCAGCTTGTCGTATGCGCGACCCAACAGCCGCAAGTAAGCGAAGGGGTCAAGGGTCGCGCCCGCCTCCCCGACGGGGATCTGAACGCCACCGATGCGATCCACGTCCAGCGCGCCCGACTCCAGAAGCGCCTGGATGCGGTCAGGCGGCACGGGCGCATGCTCGACGCCGAACAGCTCGATCAAGAAAGCATCGTGGAAGTCCACGATCAGATCGCGCACCACCTTGGCGAGCACGTCACGCACTACGCACAGCCTCATCCAGCCGCGCCAGCAGCCGCGCCTGCATCGCGTCGTATGCGCCAGCCACGCGCCCCGCGACGTGCGCCACCGCATCCAGTTCGCCACCACGCGCCGGTAGCGCCTTCGCCAGCTGGGCGCAGCGGGTCAGCTCGCGCTCTGCGTCCAACAGGGCCGGTAGACGCCCCCGCAGCGCCGCCGCTGCGTCAGCGTGCCCCAGGGCCTCCAGCGCCTTGCACAACCCCTCCTGGGCGCGCTGGGTGACCTCTGCGGGCGTCAGGTCGGCCAGCTCCCCCGCTCGGCTCTCGGTCAGCTCAAGCCGCATTAGAACAGCCCCCCTTGTGACGCCGCCGCGTCAGCCTCTTCGCGCTCGCCAGCCGCCACCGCATCAGCCGCCGCCTTGCTGGCCGCCGCCGCCGCTGCCTTGTCTGCATCGCTGCCGCTCTCGTGCGCCTTGCGGTGAGCCTTGGCCGCCGCCGTGTGTGCGTCCTGGGCGCGCTCCTTGGTGCTCGTCCACTTGTCGCCCCCCCACCGCTCGGGCAGGCCCTCGGCCTCGGCCTCGTGCTTGTCAGCCTCGCTGGCGTGGTCGGTGGCGGGGCCTGCCTTCTTGGCCGCCGCTGCCGCCTTGGTGGCCTTAACGTGCTTCTCCCGATCTGCTGCCGCCTTGGCCTGGGCCGCGTCCTCATCGGCCGCAGACCCGAACGCCTCTTCAAAAATCGTGTCGGCGCGCTTCTTGTCGTAGAACGCCAGCGGCTCCGCGCCCGGCTCCTGCTTGTGCGCCTGCTCGGCGTACTTGCGGAACACCTTGGCGAGCTGGACGGGGCCGCCTTGGTGGATCAGCGCGTTCAGGATCGCAGTCGCGCGCGCGTTCGGCCCCTGGGCAGGGTGCAGCCCCGTGGCCATCTTGCCGTCAACCTCGCGCGCCTTCACGTTGCGCTGCCACGCCTCCAGGCTGGCCGCGCGCCCCTTCTTGCCCTTGGGCAACCCGTACTTGTCCTGAATCTCGACCACGGCGTCCAGCGCGTGCGCCAAGTCCTCTTTGACGCCGTAGTCAGCCCCCGCGCCCTCGGCCTGCACCATGTACGGGACCGCGCGCGCCAAGGACTCCATGATGCTCTGCGGGACCTCGCTCAGCAGGTCCGCATCAGGCACCATCGACCCCACCAACACGTTCTCTACCAGGGCTACGCCGTTCTGATTCAGCCGCCCATTCTTCATGTATGCGTTTTGATTGGCCGCGCTGATCACGCCCGCCCGCTTGAGCTGGTTGACGAATCCCTCCGCGCCCTTGCCGCGCAGGTAGGCCGCCAGCGTCTCGTCAGCGCCCATGCTGGTGCCCAGCTCGGCCAACACCTTGCTGTCCATGCGCCGCGCCTGGGCCACCGCCATCGTGCGCGGGTCCATAGCCTGCGTCATGCTCTCGTTGAGCTGGCGCACGAGTAGCTGCTTGTGGGCGTCGTCGCGCGGCTGCACCTTGCGGACCAGAACGGGAGCCTTCATGGCGTCCACGTCGTCAGGCTTGAAACCGAACTGCCGCGCGTTGTCCTTGAGGTAGCCCTTGAGATCAGCCGCCTTCGCGCCGCCCTGCCGGTAAGCCCGTTTCATGCTCATGCCGCGACTGTTGCCGCCCAGCACCACCCCGTTCTCATCCACGATTGGCGCGCCGTTGGTGGCGTCTGGGTTGGTGTTGATCACCAGATCGGGGCGCAGGTTCTCAGCGTTGCCGATCACCTTCAGCTGCTCGGCCTTGTCGCGATGATAGGCCCGTTCGTTGCCGACGTTGTGCCGTGCGTCCTTGCTGAAGGTGGCCGGGTCGTGAGACGTGATCACGTCGTCGGCATCCATCAGCACCCACTCAGCGCCCATCGGCTCAGGCTGGCCAAACTCGCCCGCGACGTAGACCGTCGTGTGTGCGCCCTTTTTGGTGGGCTCGGTGCGCGGGGCGACGGATTGCAGCCCGCCCAGGAAGACGCGCAGCTGGTTCATGGCCGGGTCGTCCCGCATGCCGGGGTATGCCTGGGCCATCGCCTGCAACTGGCCGATCATGTGCGCCGCCCGCACCTTGGCCAGCGCCTCCGCGCTCATCTTGGCATCCATAGCCAACGGCTGCTGCTCAGCGTCGGGGCCTGGGGTCAGGGCCAGCTTGAGCACTTCACGCAGGTGCGCGATCTCGGACGTGGCTCGGTTGACCACACGCTCCATCGCCGCAACGGACCGGGGCAGGTGGATCGCCGCAGCAACGTGCTTTGTATCCACCGCCTCCGCGCCGTCAGCCTTGGCCAGATTCTCAGCAGCTCGGGACAGCTTGCGGTAGTTGCGCGCGACCCAGGCCGTCTCACGGTCCAGCATCGACCCGATCAAGGTCTGCCGCGCGCCGTCCGTCCAACCCTTGCGCTCCAGGGTCCAGCGGATCGCGCGCTTGGCGTCGTCGGCGTTCACGCCAGCGCGCCCCAGCGCCTTCTCCAGCTTGGCGTGGACCTCGGGCAGCCGCTTGGCCATATCGGCAAAACGCTGGCTGTCGGTGTCGCCTTTCAGCTCGCTCAGCAGCTCCGCAGGCACATGCTTTAGCACCGCACCCGCGTACTGCCTTGCGCGCTTCTCGGCCCACTCGTAGAAGCGGGACCCGTAGTGCTCGGCGAGCATCTGCGTCCACTCGTCGTGGCTGACGGTCTTCTTTTTGCCGTCGTCGCCCTCGATGGTCAGGCCCTCGCTGTGGACCTTGTGAACCTTGATCTTCTTGCCGCCCAGGTTGACCTCTTCGCCCTCCTGGGCGCTGCGCGCGCTGCTGCTCTCCGCGTAGTAGTAGCGCCAGCCGCCGCCCGGCTTGGGCACGCGCCGAACGTACTTGTGCGAGCCCGCTTGCTGCCCCTTGATGGCCTTGGCGAGCATGGCGCTGAACGCGCCGTGAGCCTTGCCGAACAAGCCCAGCTGTTGCTGGGGTTCGGCCTGCTTCTTGCGCTCGCTCTGGCGCTCAAACAGCCCTTGCTGGGCGCTGTCGGCCTTGGGCTTGCGCCGGGCCTTGGCCGTGGCGGGGGCCTCGCCGCGCCGCCCCACCAGCGTGCGCCCAGCCCCGTCCGCCTGGACGTGGTAGCCCGCCGCCTTGAGCCGCCGCACCACCTTCTCATTGTGGCCGCGCTCAACGGCGTGCAGCTTGTCCACTTCCTCGGGGCTCAGGTGCGCCTTGGGCTTGCCCGTGTGATCCCGATGGTGCGACTCAATGTGCTTGACCTCTACCAGCGTGGCGCTGTGCTGCCGGACGTGGACGCCGCTCGCCCCACCCTTGCTCGGGGTGGCGTGCCTGCCCTCGCTGTGACCGTGCGCCCGTAGGTGGCGCGCCAGCTCCCCCTGCTCGATGCGCCGCAACGGTGCCTTGCGGTTGCTGCCCTCGTCGGCCGCGCCCAGGATGCTGGTCTGCCGGTGCTCCAGGCCGCTCGCCGCGTGCCAAGGGATCGTGTGCGCCGCGTCGGCCCACTTGCCGTTTTTGGGGCCAATGAACGGACCTTGCTGGGCCTTGGCGATCACGTCTCGCAGGGTCAGGTCACGCACCGACACGGGTCACCTCCTTGCGCAGCCACTCGGGAACACGGCCACCGTCAGCGCGCAGATGATCGTACAGCTCCCGGCACAAGCGCGCACGCGGAACGATGCCGGGCTCGGGGCGGATCAGCCCGCCGACGGGGCATAACATCTTGATCAGGTTAGTGGCCTGGGTGGGCGTCATGCTCATGATGCGGTGTCCTCTCCGTCTTCGCTCAGTAGCTCGCGGACCACGAAGTTATCAGCCCCCTTCTCCCGGCCGAAGAAACCGGGGTCGACGCCCAGGGCCGCCGCCGCCATTTCGGCCGTGGTCATGCCGGGCTTGAACATGGTTTGGCTGATAGCCGCGTCGGCCGCAGTCGTCGCCCCCACCAGCATAGACCCCTCTCGGATCTTGTTGGCGACCTTGGCCTGCACAATCAGGTCAACAGGCGACCCGACCGGCCGCAGCACCTTGACGCGCTCCGTCTGCCCCTGCCGCCACACGCGCCCCGTGGCCTGGGTCAGCTTGTCGGGCTCCCACGGGGTGTTTGCCCACCCGACGAAGTTGGCGCGCTCTTGCAGGTTCGCGCCCGTGCTCAGCGCGTGCGCGTTGGCTAGCAGCAGCTTGAATTTGCCGCTGTTGAGCCCGCGCTGTAGCTCTCGCCGCCGCGTCTTGCCCAGCCCGCCGTGGTAGTGCGGAACCTCGCCGTCGAAGCCGCGCCGCTTGAGCGCGCGCCGCATTTCATCGACCCATGCCGCGTTATAGGTGCTGAAGATGATCCCGCCCGTCTCGGGCTGCTGGCTCATGTGCTCAACGTAGGCGTCTGCCAGCGCCGCCACCTTGGGCGACTCATACTCAGGATTGGCTGCGCCCCAGGTCCCGTCAGGGTCCAGCAGCGCGGGGCTGATCGCGAGCTGGGCAGCGCGTAGCAGCATCACCTGGGCGTTGGTGTGCGCGCCGCTGGCGCTCAGCCGGTCGACCTCGCCCAGCTCGCCAGAGTAGGCCCGCTCCAGCTCCGTCTCTGCCTGCGTGTCAGGCGTGATCTGCATCTGCCCGCCCACAAAGGAGCGGATACCGCTGCGAATGCGCCACTTGATCTCGCACCAGTGCGCGAAGCGGTCACGAATCTGGGCCTGAAAATCGGACTCCCCGACCCTGGGGGCCAAGTCCACGCGCGTCGGTAGGTCCACGTCCACGTCTGGATCGTTCATCGTGCGGGCGAACATAACGTGCGAAGTCTTCTGGTACAGGTCGCCCATCGTCTCAGGGCGCGCGCTGCCGTCCTCCCAATGCGTGACCCCACCCTTCTTGCTCAGGTGCCGGTAGGTGTGCGCGTCTGCGAAGTCCTCCCAGGTCGTCCCCATGCTGCCGGGGGCGATGTTGTCGATCACATGGTAGAAGTCTCGGATCCCGTTGGGCTTGGGCGTGCCGGTCATGCCCACCACGGGGCCGTCTGGCTCGGTGACAACCTTGACGAAACCCTGGGTGCGCGCGGCTTCGGGGTTCTTGAAGCTGTGGACCTCATCAGCAACCCGCAGGATGCGCGACCCCTGGGCCTGCATAATGCGCTCCAGCACAACCTGATCACAGGTCGGATCAACGCACTTCAGACCCTTGAAACTATCGTCGCCCACCGCTCTGCCGTCGTCGGACCAGACCCAGCGGTCCCCCTTCTTGTGGATCGCGCGCTCTGGCCGTAGCAAACGCCCCTTTGAGTCACGCTGTTCGGGTGAGTGCAGGCCCTCGATCTCACCACCCAGCTTGATCGCGCGCGCCTCCAACCTGTCCAGGGCCGCCTTGTCCTTGATCTTGGCAGGCTTGGCCGCCATCGAGTCAGGGGTGCCCACCAGCACGTCAATCTCGCCCGCCTCAAAGGCCGCGTAGGCTTTGAGGCGCTGGGGCTTGCCCTTACCATCCAGGCTCACCACCCGTGCATCGCTGACCAGCTCCCCGTGGTCCTCCCAGCTCCCGTGGGCGCTCTTGGGGGCCAGAACTAGCGCCTTGTCCACCGTGCCCCGGTTCCGCAGCTCGTGGTACAGGCCAAAGGCCGCCAGCGTCTTACCCAGGCCCATCTCCATCGCCCACAGGGCGCGCGGGGCGTGGTCGGCCGCGAAGTTGATCGCTTTCTTCTGGAACGTGTGAAAGTCCCAGGGCTTGCCCTGCCCCGGCTCGCGCTTCTCCCAGGGGATCGTCTGCGCCTCATCAGCCCACTGTGAGCCCGTGATCGGGTCGACGTAGGGCGCGCGCAGATCGCGCATCTTCTCCATGCCGTCGGGGATTGGGAAGTCGGCGTTTTCGTGTTCGGCCACCGTGACGCGCGCGAATGTCGTCTGCCGCGAGTCGTCGCAATACTCATCCCAGAAACGCTCGCGTTCCTCGGGTAGCAGGTCGCTCCACCAGCTTGTCAGGTCGCGGTTTACGCGCGTGAAGAACTCTTGCTGACGGCCCCGCAGCTCGTGCCAGCCGCGCCCCCGGTGCATCGAGTCGTAGAAGATGCCGATCCGCCCCGCCCAGCCGTCCCCTTTGAGTACGTCGTGAAACCCGATCTGCTTCAGGAACGCATCAGGGTGCCCGGAGACGGGGACGTAGTTTTCAAACCGGCCGTCACGCACCTTGGTGGCGGGGAACTTGTCGGCGATCAGGCCGAGGAAGTTGGGGGGCCTGTGGGGGCTGGTCTTGAACTCTTTGACCTCGACCAGCCGCCCGATCTTGTCAGCGTCGGGCCGGGCGTCAGCGGGCATGATGCACGCATGCGCTTCAGCCCCACCAGCGAGCCCTAGCACGCCCATCCAGCCGCGCCGGATGGTCCCGCCCTTGACCATGCCGCCCGGCCAGATGCGCCACACGCCGCGCGCCTTGATCCACAGGCTGTACTCGGTCTGTTCGCCAACGTCTTTGGGCAGCAGCGCGCCGGGGGGCGTCTCGTAGCCGTAGGCGAACGCCTGCCGCGCATCGTCCAGTTCTTGCGCCGCCTTGCGCCGCGCCTCTGCCTCTTCGCGCTCTCGGGCTCGCGCCTCGCGATAGCGCCCGTCCCCCTCAATGCGCCCGCCGCCCTGGGCGTCCCGTTCCTCGGGCGGCTTCTCTTCCCAGCTGTCGATGCCCTCGCGCACCATCATGGCGCGCGTGTCGCCTGTCACCCAGCGCGTAACCATGCGGCCGTTGCTGTCCTTGGCGACGTGCTGCACCAGCCCGCGCTCTTCCATCTCGTCTTCAATCTGCTCGCGGGTCTTGCGTCCCCTCCTGGGCTCGGGCTCGGGCTCGGGCTCGGGCTCGGGCGCGGGCGCGGGCGCGGGCGCGGGCGCGGGCGCGGGCGCGGGCTCAGCCAGCTGCGCAAGGTGCTCATCCCACAGCGCGTCAACGTCCACGTCGTCAGGCTCGACCACGGGGGCCGCAGGCTGTTGCGTCGGTGCCGTCTGCTCGTGCTGTAGCACCAGCGTGTCACGCGGGCGCGCGGGCGCTGGTGCGGGCGCTGGTGCGGGCTTGTGCGGCTTGCTGGTCGGTGCCGCAGGCTGGGGCTTGGCTACAGGCTTCGCCGCCTCCTGGGGCTTGCTGGGGGCACGCGGCTTGCTGACGGCGCTGGGGTTGCCGAACAGGCTCAGTTGCTCGCGCGGGCGCGATGGCTCGGGCTTGTGGGCGGGGGTCTTGCGCTCGGCCGGGCGGTGGCTCAGCAGGTCGAGCTGGTGCCCTGTCGTCTTGGGATACCAGTAGTTGCCGTGCCCGTCCGTCCAGCCGCCTTTGCGGCTGCGCTTGGCTGGGCGGTATCCCACGGGCGGCTTGTCGGATTTGATGAGACGCACTACCGCTCCTGTCGGTCGGGGCTCCCGTGTTCCTCATAGTCGAGGTTGAAAGCCCGCGCCATGATAGCCGATGCCGTGCTGCCTGCGTAGGCGTCAGGATAGGCCAGCGCCCCGCAGTAGTAGCTGTCTGTATCCGTGTCCAGCTGGATCACAGACCCACTGGGCCGGTAGTCGTATTGTACAGCTGTGACCTTGTGGCCTGCCGCACGCAGCCGCCCCAGGTTGACGTGTAGCGCCGTGTGGAGTGTGTGTGCGCCCAGGTCCCCGCCGCTGCTCTTAGCGAGCCGCTGGGGTGCTCTGGGCTCGCCGATGGCCACTAGCCCCAGGTCACCGCGCGCCTTGCTCCTGTGGTCGCGTAGCGCGTCAGCCACAGCGGCGAAACTCTTGGGCTGCCCGGCGAGGCTGGCGTATGCGGGGTGTGCGCCTTCCTCAGAGCCCTTTGCGTACTTGCCCATCTGATAGGTGAAGCCCGTCCGCTTCTCCAGCTCCACATACTGCTGAAACAGGTCAGGGTTGTGGGTCGCCGCCGTCAGCAGATCGTGCCCGTCCGCGAAGACGCAGAACACGCAGGACAGCCGCCGCATGCCCAGGTCATAGGCTGCGTGGTGAGGCACGCCGCTGGCCTTGATGTTGTCCCAAACCTGTTCTTCGGTCCACCCGCTGATCGGCAGCCAGTCGTCCACCTCTCGCGCGCCGCTGCTGGCGTCTGATCGGTCAAAAACCAGCTTGTTAGCGCGCTCGGTGCTCTCCTGGGCGCGAAGCCCCATCGCGTTGAGGATGCGCGGCTTATGACCCTTGCCGTTCTTGGCCTTGGCCTGCTTCGCCAGCGCCGTCATCAGCTTGCGAATGTCGGCGCGCTTGTGCTCGGACGTGCAGAACCGTGACCCGCTGTCAGGCCACGGGTTAGGCGCGCCCCAGCTAAGGGTTTCGGCGGGGTCTTTGTCTTTGCGCTTTCGTGCTGCGCTCTCCAGCAGGTACGCGGCGCGCTGCTTCCGGCTCACCGTCTCAGCCAAGCTGGGGGATGCGTCCAGTGACCCCTGCGGTGGGTGCGTGGGCAGGTGCTCGGGCAGCTTGGCAGCCAGCGCCGCCACAGCCGCCCCCATCTCTGCCTTGTAGCGTTTGCTCTCGGCCGCGCGCTTGTCTGCCTTGGGCGCTGGCAGTAGATCGAACAGGTCGCCCCATGTGCCCAGGCCCGCCACCGTCGTGTCCTCGATGCGCCCCTGGAGCTGGTAGTAGCGGACCTCAATGTGCTGTAGCAGGTCGTTTTTCTGACGCTGCACAACCTCCATGCGGATCCCGTAGTGGTCGCTCTGCTGCTGGGCTAGCTCTTTGGTGCCCTCCCACTCAACGCGGCCCAGGTCGGCGTGGACGGCCACGATCTTGCTTCGGTCGATGCCCTGCTGATCGGCCAGCTCCATGACCCGATCCATCATCGCCTGCGAGTCCTTGCCGCCCGACGTGTTGATCAAGATGGTGTCGTAGCTGCCCAGGTCCGGCACCCAATCGGGGTGGTCGGTGGGGTGGATGGCCTTAGCGACTGCCTTCTTGCTCTTGCCCCGGAGCTGGGCCGTGGTGAACAGCGCATCCGAGATCCTGCGGTCGCCCAGCAGATCAGCCAGCGTGTCCCGCCCAGCCGCCAGCACGTCAGCGTAGGTGTGCAGGCCCGCCGCGCTCAACGTCGGTAGGTCACGCTCCCAGGTGCGGTCTAGCTTGCTGTAGGGCTGCACCACGACGGGGCGCGGGCGCGCTGGCAGGTGCTCCAGCCCATCGGGCTTGATCTGGAGTAGGGCGCGAACCTCGGGCGCGTCGAAGTAGTCATATCGCGCCGCGCGTGCCGCCAGCCGCTCCCGCTGGCGCGCCGTGCCGCTCTTGCCGCCAGCGGTCAGGTCAGCCAGCAGCCGCGCCCGGTGCTGGTCGATGGCCTCCGCGTGGTAGCCGTGCAACCGTCGCCGCAGCTCATCCCGACTCAGGTGCTCCAGGGCTCCCGTCTCATCGTGGCGCACCAGCACTTTGCCGCCGTGCTCGGCCACTACCTCAAGATGCCCGTCTTTGTGGCGGAACTTGGCCCCCTGCACCAGCTCGTCAGCGTGCGCCAGCCCGCGCCCGCCGCCCACCCCGTAGAAGTAGCGCCAGCCGCCGCCCGGCTTGGGCACGCGCCGCAGGTACTTGTGCGACCGGGCCTTAGCCAACAGCGTCCGAAACGCGGAGCTGGGCAGGTCGGCGCGCTCACACTTGGCCAGCCGGTCCATGATGCGCGTGATCTGCGTCTGGTGATGGTCCCCGCGCGGGGTGCCCCTGTGCCAGTCCAGCAGCATGCGCTGGCGATCCAGCTCGGCCAGGATGCGCGTCAGCATTCGATCACCACAGCTTTCTTGATCGGCTCGTCGTCCTCGTCGTCCTCGTCGTCCTCGTCGTCCTCGTCGTCCTCGTCGTCCTCGTCGGGCTCGTCGTCGCCGCCTTGCCCCCCGAACAAAGCGTCAAGGTCCACGTCGTCCTCGGGCATATCGAACTGTTCTTCGCCCTCGCCCTCCTGGGGCTCGCCCTCGCCCTCCTGGGGCTCGCCTTCACCATCCTCGCCGCCCTCGGCCATCTGCTGCTGCTGTAGCAGCTGGGTGGCCGTGTTGAGGTAGCTGGAGTCCAGAATCAGATCGGCCGTGCCGCCGTCGACCTCTTTGGGGATCGGCTTTAGGTCGTAGCGGGATCGGATCTCGTTGGGCGTCATAAACGCCTTCAGCTTCTTGAGATCCGACTCAAGCGCAGCCTCTTGCCGGGCGTGATCCAGGCCGACAAAGACCAGCTCATAGTCAGGGTCAATCTGCGATACGACGCCGCGATTCAGCCACACTTGCAGCGCGCGCAGAAGCGGGCGCAGACCCTTCTCCTTGCTCGCAACGATCCGCCCCTCGGGGCCTTGCTGCGTCAGCGCGCCGGACTGCCCCTCTGCCCCGTAGATGAAGCCCAGCTCCGCAGGGTCGATCTGGTAGATGGCGCATGCGATCTTCTGTAGGTAGGCCATCCACTCCTTGAACTCCATTTCACGGTTGGACTGGCTCAGGTTGACCGCCTGCAATTCCTCCTTGCTGTCGGGGTCGAGCTGGATGATCGGGGTCTTCTTGGCGTTGTAGGCCCCGCTCATCATGCTGTAGAACTCGCGCCTAAACGCGCGGAACAGCTTGGGATTCATCTTGCTCTTGAGTGCAAGAATCCCGGCCGCATGCATGCCGTGGGTGAAGTTGTTGGCGTTGTACGTCTCCGCGTGCAGCAGAGACGTGGTGACCCTGATCAGGTCCTCCAGCTCGGGGCAGCCGTAGCCCGCAACGTGGATGTTGCTCCTGGGCCGCCGCACGCCGAACACGAAATCCCTAGCGGACCACTCGGCCACCACGTCGTCCGCGACGACCTGCACAAAGGCCACCGTCTCGTCCTTGACCCGCTGGCCTGCCTTGCGCTCTTTCTCGGTGGGTACGGCGCGCCGGATCGTGGAACTGTCGACCGGGACAAAGCCAGCCAGATCCTTACCGCGCGTCCGCACCAGCTCAAAGCAACCCTGGTCATAGGTCAGCGAGTCCCGCGTCAGCATGCGCAGGAACCCCTCTAGGTTCAGCTCGTAGCCGATCCGCTCATCGCCGCAGCTCAGCATCCAATCCGTGATCTCGCGCGCTCGCTTCTGCTGCTTCTTGCTGGCCTTGGCCTCCCGGTCCCGCAGCCGGATCTGAAACCCTAGCTCGCCGTCCTGCGTGGCTGGCCACGCAAACTCCGCGACCTGATTGATCCGGGTCTGGATGATCGCGCCGATGGTGGGCACGCGCGACATATGCGCCAGCGTGCTGTAGGTCAGCCCCGCCGTGCCAAGGTGCTGGTGCCCCAGGGTGGCCTCATCCCCTGCTGACGTGAATACGTCGTGGGGGTCAAGGTCGTGCGCAAGGGGCAGCGGGGCCTTGCCCTTGCTGGGCGTGAGGCTCTGGGCCTTGGCCAGCTCTTGCGCCATCAGGACGGCCTGGGCCTGGGCGGGGTCGTCCAGCCGCAACACTCTGCGCCACCAGCTCATCAGCTCTCCAGTCGATCTAGCACCATGCGGCCGAAGATGGAGCCCCGCGCGCTCTTGGTCAAGGCTTCGGCTGCCGCCGTGATCATAATGGGCCTGACCGCATGCCCTCGACCTAGTTTCTCCATCGACTCCATGTAGGACGCGCGGCGCTTGGCCTCCTTGGGGTGATAACGCCCGCCGTCAGTGTCGACCCACACCTTGCCCGTGCGCGTGAGCCACAGAGCGCCTTGGGGCGTGTGTACGGTTGACCCGTCGGGCGCGTTTTTCCAATCGCCCCGGGCTACGGGGCGGGGGGGCGTGGGCGCGTCTGGGGCTGCGGGCTCGGCTGCGGGCTCGGCTGCGGGCTCGGCTTCTGTCGCACCCGTCACGTCCCAGCCAAACTGATACTTGAGCGTGTGCCGCGCGTTGTCGTTGCGGAGTCGCTGCCACGCGCTGTTACTGCGCGACCACTTGAAGCCGTTTGCCTTCAGCTTGGCGATCATGGCGGGATCGGGCTTGCCGTCGAAGTGCAACCGGATCCGGTTGGCGTTGGCGTCGTCCTCAATCACCAGCCCGTGCTCGGGGAACTCGTGTTGCTCAAGATCGGGGCGCTCTGCCTCGGCGCTCATCGTCTCCAGCTTGGCGCGGTCGGCCTTGATGCGGGCGAGGCTGTTAGTGGTGCTGAAACCGTTGTAACCACCGTGCGACCAGCCGAAGTCTCGGCGCATGGCCAGTGATGGATCCAGGCCCAACGCCTCAATTGCCGCGCGCTTGCCTACGTCGTCCAGCTTCTTGCTGCGCAGGATCTTGTTACCCTGCTTCATCTTCTCGTGGGCTGCCTCCCGCTCGGCCAGCCGCTGGGTCAGTAGCTCGCGAGCGTCCCCCCGGTCGGTGCTGATCACCTTGGGGTCGATCTCGTTGAAGATGCGCCGCTGCGCCTTGTTGGCGAAGCCCTCCAGTTCGTCATATCGCTTGTCGGCCGAGTTGCTGCGCTTGCTCGCCACAGGGAAGCGCGCCGGGCCGGTGACCAGCGGGCTCATAACGCTGGCGCGCGCGCTCAGCCAAGCCGTGAAGCGCCGCCTGTAGCCCGCCCGATACTCTGCGAACCACTCAGCCGCCCGCGCCACTTTCTCGGGGGTGTCGGCCGCCCGCGTCAGGCGCTTACCCAGATCGTTCAGGTGGTTGACGTACTCCCCTTGGACCGTCTCAGCCCGCCGCTCTGGCGTGTGCGACGTGCCCGCAAACGCGCTCACCGCTACCGCGTGCGGGATCTCGTCCGGTACGGGATCGCGGCCGATGATCGGGTGCTTCGCCTTGCCCGCCTCGCTGCGCTGGCTCAGCTCTGCGGCGCTCAGATCCCGCACCCCAGCCGCCAGCTGTCGGATGGCCTGGGCAGCTGGGGCAGCGGGGGCAGCGGGGGCAGCAGGGGCAGCGGGGGCAGCGGGGGCAGCGGGCGCGCGCTTCGCCTTCCCCGCCTCGATCAGCTTCAGCGCGCTGCTAAGCATGGCGCGGCGCGCCGCTTGCCGCTCGCCGTGCGTGCGCTTCTTGCTACCGTCGTGTAGCCACGTCGCGCCCTCTTTCAAGCTGTTGGCCGCGTCGTTGTCACGGCCGAAGTGCAGCCCCAAACCACCGTCAGGCTCCGGGGTCTGCGCCCAGGTCGCGACCTTGTGTGCGAGCGCCTGGATCTCCTTGTCGCGCTCGGCCTGTGGCTTGGCCCGTCGCCCCGTTGGGGTCGTGTGGTCGTCTGCCGTGCTGCTGCTGTCCACCAGCCGCTCAAGCTGGCGCGCCCACCCGTGCAGGTCTGCCCCCGCTGCGTCCTGGGCCAGCCCGGCGTGCGAGTCGATCACGTCCTGGGGCACCGGCTTGCCCTCGCGGATCTTGCGCTCCACCAGCTCGCGGTGCTTGTCCTTGGGGATGCGCTGCTCCATGCCGTCGACCCAAGGGCGCTGCCAGATTTGGCGACCTGCCTCAGTGCGAATCTGGGCCGCCTGCGCGCGCAGCTCGGCGCGCTGTGGGTCCAGCGGGGTCCAGTTGGCGCGGGACGTGTCCAGCTGGCCCTGGGCCACAGCTCCCCGACTGCTCAGGTCCGCGATCTGCCGCAGCTGCTCGCGCGTGGCCTCCGGTCGGGTGGCCGGTCGCTCAGCACCCGCCTTGCCCGCCTCGCTGCGCTGGCGCAGCTCTGCGGCGCTCAGCTGCCTGGGCTGGGTCGCCAGCGCCTCGCGCCAGTTGCGCAGCTGGCCCTCCATGATCGCCGCGTTGGTGGCGTCTAGGCCAGCCTTCAGACCGGCCGCTGCCTGATCCACCAGATCGCGGGCTGCTCGCTTCTCCGCTGGGGTCGCGGTGCGCAGCACGGCGCGCAGCTTCTCCAGCTCCCCAGCTAGACCCGTGGCGTGCTCGGGGCGCGCCGCCTCGCGCTGTCTCCGCTGCTGGTCCCGACGCCGGGCGCGCTCCGTCTTGATCGCGCCCAACAGGGCTTGAGATCGCCGGGCGCGGTAGTCGCCGGGTGAATGCTCCAGCGCCTTGATGTTGCTCTCGGCATCGCGCGCAAGGTCGCGCAGCTCCCCGGCGCGCATTTCCCCCAGGCGCATGCGCCATCGCGCCGCGTGGGCTGCTGCGTCCTCGGTGAGCGGGTCGGTGCCGCGCTCGTGCGCGTCGTTCCACGCCGCCGCTGCTGCCGCCCCTTCGCCCCGCGTGGTCAGCATGGGCGACGACGGGGGCTTGTCCACCGCCTGCCCCGTCTGCGTGTCGAAGACGTGGTAGTTGCTGCCCGTGCCCTCGCCGGGGCTCTCACGCACCTGATACCGGCCGATCTGCTCGGGCTCGGGCTCGGGCTCGGGCTCCGGGACCACGGCCGGGGTGGGCTCAGGCACCACGGCCGGGGTGGGCTCAGGTACCACGACCACGGGGGGCTCAACCGCCTGGGCCGCCGCGTGCGCCGCGTGCCGCTGTCGGTGGCCTTGCTCGCGCAGTAGGGCCGTGCGCCGCAGGGCTGACGTGCCGCCGTGCGCCAGCTCCGCGCTCAGCTGATCGTTGCCCAGGTCGATAGCTCGGTCGCTCTCGATCTCGTGCGCCTCATGGTGCGCAACACCGTGGCCGTCCGGCGCGTTGTGGTGGCCGCCTGGGTACCAGTAGTGGCCGTGCCCGTCCGTCCAGCCGCCTTTGCGGCTGCGCTTGGCGGGGTGGTAGCCCGCAGGCGGCTTGTTGGCCTTGGGCGCGGCTGGCGCGGGCTTGGGCGCGGGCTTGGGCGCGGGCTTGGGCTGGCCGAACAGGTCAAGCTGCCCCCCAATGGGCTTGGTGGGCACCGTCTTGGTGGCCTGGGCCGTCTTGGCGCGCGCGACCATATCCCCGAACAGGCGCATCTGGCCGTGTTGCTCGGTGCTGTTGCGGTACTTCTTGCCCACCAGACTCTCCTGCTCAGGTCGCGAAGGCACCCAGGCTCATGTACTTCACTTTGATCCGGTAGGTGGCCGCGTTGGTGAAGTCCTCGTTGTTGACCCGCAGGTAGAGCGAGCTTGCGCCGTCCCCGAAGAACGGGATCGCGAACTGGCCCGACGAGATGCCAGCCGCGCGCGGACCCAGCTCCGGCCCCGGGTCGATGAAGATCGGGCTGAACGCCTCGCCGAATAGCCCCTGCTGCATATCGGTCAGGATCGCATCCTTGTAGATCACCACCGACGCCTGCTGCCCCGACCCGCCGACCCGCTCGATGCTCGCCCCGACGATCAGGACGTTTGCCGCCGCCAACGCGATCAAGGTGTCCTCGAAACCGCTCGCCGCAATCGAGGCGGTCGTGACCTCGGCTTCAAGGATGCCCGACGCGGGCACGCCGGCCGGGGTGACTACGGTAACGATGGCACCTGTGCGCCCCAGCCCATTCACGAGTGTGTCATCGCCGGAATCAAGCGCGCGGAGCCGCACGTCCACAGCACCAGCCGTCGCATCCACAAACGCGAACGCTGTGCCGGCCGGGTGAGAGTTGAAACTGAGTGCTGGCGCGTAGGTCGACCCTACGCTACCGATATACGCCGCGTTGGT